GAAAAAGGAAAATTAGCTAAGTCATAATCTAATGTGTTTAATTTCGACTTAGTTTCTTTCTTATCGTTAGAAACGAAACCTTTCGCTGGCATATCTTCTTTAAAAAATTGCTTGAAACTTTTCATTTAGCAATCCCAAGCTTTACGAGACCAATAGTTGGCGCTTGTTGTATTAGTTAAATTACCTTGACCGCCTGAACGAGCGCAATATGAGTCTTTGTTGCTCTTAATATGCTTCTTGATAGACATTGTCTTGCTACCAAAGTTTACCTTTTGTGCCTTGCCATCGCCGTCCGGATCAACATAAACCTTAGACTTCTTAACGTCGCCCTTCATTGGCTTGTTGAGAGGAACTGTCTTACCCTTGTAAGTGGCTTCAGCTATAACTTTTTTAATAGTTTGTAGGGTTGATTTTTTCATTTGACCTGGAGTATCGCCCTTATAGACGTTTGTTAATGAAGTTGTACCATCAAATCTTGATGATGGGTTATTTTTGTTTTTGGAAACTTTTTCTGCACCAGTGTACTCGTCACCATACATTTGACGATATTTCTTTGTGTGTTTTGACTCTCTTGTTTTAGCGGTTGCATCACCTGGAGCTTTTCCGTAAGCAGAAGGGTCATCCCAATGCTTTTCTCTACCTTTTGCAAAGTGTGCAGCACGTGCTTTGTCTGTTCCTTTTTGACCAGTCGTGTACTTCTTTGGCAAACCAGTTTCTTTATCTTTTGGAACTTCAGGCAGTTTTTCTTCTCTTAAATCTTTATCAGCGCCGTGATATGTGCCTTTGCCTTTAGTAATATATGAATTCACACGAGCCATACCCCACTGCTGTGGTGTAGTTCCTGGACGATGACCAGTTCTCCAAGCAGCGACGCCTCTAGAATACACTTTCTTCAATGTTCCTAAAGAAACTCCTGAAGCAGCAGCCTTCTTTGCTAAGGCTGACTCTGATTCGTCTAGCTCATATTCTTCATTTTGTGCTGATTTAATTTGCTCTCTAGTTGGAGCACCCTTTGATCCTGGCTTCCTCATTTTTTCACCAGAACCAGCCTTGATTCTGGCACGCTTGGCGTGGATATTAGCCCATAAACCCTTTCCGCCCTCTAAAAGGTCAGCGTCTAATTCGGTGGCGTATCCACCAGCTATGAAGGAGTTAACTCGGTCAAAACCAAACTGTTCAGGGTTGCCTGTGAACGATTCGTTCCAAAGGTTGTAGCCGCGAAGGTAGATCTGTTCTAAAACCGCAATCGAGTATCCAGAGCTTTGTGACTTCTTGTACAAAGCTAGTTTCTGCTTATCATTCAATTCTACCATCGGAGTTTCCCTTTAGGCTTATCCGTTTATGTTTATGCGAGTTTGCCGATAGCCTTATCGCGGTTTACTATTATTTATAATAAAACTTATCTTGAAACTTCTTCCCAGTCCATAGATCCGTAGACACTCTCACCATTAGTTTTGGCTGCCAACACAAGAGAGATTTCAAACGGCGTTCCCGTAAAACTGTTTCTTTCTAGCTGAAATTTAAATAGTGCTTCTTTGAGAATATCCACAGACGCGCTGGTGCTTGCCGTTGATGTAAAGTAACCAGATGCAAGGGTTCTGCCACCTGAAGTGCCAGTGCCTGTTATGTTATATTCAACAGCACTATCATCACCTGCACTTACCCATGTTCCGCCTGTTGTAGTGGTGCTTGCTCTTACCTGCCAGTTGAAGTTACTTGCTGTGTCAGCGATACAAGATAATGCAGTAAGAATTACTACAGCATCTAGTGAGGTTGCTTTTAGTCTTAATGAAACAATTGGGTAAAATGTTCCTGCTGTAGCCAAACTACGTGCCGCAGTTATTGGAGTACCTATTGCTTGCTGCGAACCTCTAAGTTCGTATCCACCTTCAGAGATTACAGATGAGCAGACTTGTTTCATTAAGCTGCTATTAGCAGTTGTTCCTGTGTTTCTAATTTCGTAACGAACAGGAAGTGAAGCAGTCGTCATGTAAGTAGATGTAATGTAATTTGCATGGTGAAAAGAGTGGCAATGAATTAACTTACCATCAATAACAAAACCACAACGAACTGAACCAAGACCCAACCATTCAATATCATGGAATACGATCTGCGCCTTTGACATATCCAATGTTGCTTTAGAAGGACTAGATGCAACGTTGCCTAGTAGAGTATCAATGTTCCAATTTGCCTGTTCTGCTCTTATTTCGACTACATTACCGTTTGAATATGAACGTTCAACAAACGCAATATTGGTGCCATTAGCTTCCAAATAGATACCGTTGTTATTACCAAAGTAACCAACTCTTTGTCTTAGGTTTGCCTTTGGTGGTGACATAACAACTGTGTTTAATATCTGCAATGACTTACCAGGCTGATACGAAAACACCTTGGTTGTTTCTCTAATAATTTCAGCACCAGAAGTTGTCGGTAAATTGAGTTCAATCAACCCTGCATTAGCATTAAAATTATATGTTGTTCCGGCTGAGTTTGATGTTGACCATAAACCGTTGTCTTTATAACGATGTGAAGAATCAAACAACGTTAGTGGTTGTGAAACTCTTGAACGACCAAATGCGTCAACAGCCATACCTGTAGGATTTGATGGACCTACCAAGTTGCCATATTGATCTGCAAGCATGACAACTTCAAATATTGTTGTTCCATCTTTTAAATATTGGTGAGTATCTTTACGAAATTGTGCCATGTTTACTTTGCTCTTCTTTTAAGCGCGTCTATTAATAAAGGATTACCATTTTCGTCATAGTCCCAATAAGTAAGAGCTTTTTCTCTACTCATTTTTGGTTGGTACTCTTTGAAACCAATAATTTTAGATAATTTGTTCTGACTATTACTTAGTTCTTTTGATAAAGATTGACCTGTTTGATCTGATGCTACGGCATTAGTGTCTGCATATCTGGCAAGTTCGTCATTTGTTGCAGCAGGATTACCGCTGTTAAACCCTAAACCACCAACAGCTGCTGTTGTTGTTTCATTTAACTTCATGCCTTTTCTAACATCATTGTACATAGCAGTTTTGTTTCTATCACTCATTGAAGATGGAGCCATAGACTTAAATGCGCCTACGTTTTTACTCTTAGCAGCATCTCTCATTTTAGAGGCTGAATAACCAGCAACGCTTTCACTCTCATCTCTTGCGCCTCCAGCTTGAGCAAAGTTAAGTTTCATGTCATAGAAACCATGTGGTCCTTTTACGCCATTATATTTCTTAGCCATTTCTCCCATCGCGTCTCTATCAGACCCACCTACAATAGTTACTTCTCTGTGCCCTTCATTATATGCTCTGCTCAAATGGTGAAGTAAGTTAGGTTGTGCTGGTGAAGATGTACTAAAATTTACCCCAGGAAAAGCACTTCTAGCATGCTTTAATTTTTGCTCTGCAGTTAATGGATTTTTCTTTGGATCATGGCTGTGAGAAAGTATTATCTCATGATCTGCATTGTTACGCTTTGCTTCATCAGCTACCTTTTTAACAACAAGACCATGACCTTGATGGATTGGATTCATTCGAACAAAAGAAATAACTTTGGCTTCATCTAAAGATTCCGCCATGGCTTGTCTCTCTTTAGCTAGTTGACTTTGTTTTCCTTTAAGGAAATTTTGCCTAGAAAACTCTTCACGGTCAACAAACTTAGTCATGTTACCTTTCTTATCAACAGCAACACCGCCTTCTGGACCAGTAGCCTCTCCACCGATAGAGTGCATAAAAGGGTTATTTTTAGCCATTACATTAGTCAATACATTCTTGGCAGCTTGTAAATGGCCATGAACCTCTAATGCTTTCTTAAAGTGTGGTAAATTATCAGTAATTTGTTTTACCAATTTGGCATGGTCTTGGATTTTCTTTTCTTTTGCTGCAGGAGTTTTAACCTTATCAACTTCTTTTTTAGACTTTTCAGCTAAATCAGCAAGATAACCTTCAATTGATGGTTTACCACCCTCGCGCACCATTTTGTTAACATGCATTTCTAATCCAGGACCATGCCCCTCAATAGCATCCATAGCTTCAGGCTTCATACCAGAATATGCTTTTCTTACATTAGCAGAATGATTCAAGAAAGCTTGCTGCTCTTCAGCAGTATAGTTTTGCGGATTGACGTCAATTGTTGGGTCAATGTTATGGACATCCGGATGATTTCTAAAAGTATTTCTAGACTTTTCATCTAAAGCAGAAGCACCCATAGACTCTAACTTTTTACCACCGGAATACTTGGTATGTACCACAACACCAAGCTCAGCATTTTTCATTTGAGAGCCATGTTCACTGTCATTTGGCGCTGAGTAAGTGATAGTATTAGGTGTAACACTGCGCATACCATTTTTTTCTGTTACATCACCCTTGGTGTACATCAAGTCACCTTGATAAACGCCACCATTTCTTGGCATGATTTTAGGTAGGTGATCTAGTGCACCTTTTAGTTTCTCGACCAATCCAGGAGCATGACCGTGATTACGTTCGATATCTTCAGGAGTGTAGTTTATCTTAGGATCTTTATTGAAAGCAGACTTAGAAGCAACGAAAAACTTACCAGTTTCTGGATGTGTTCCAAATACAATTGATGGCGAACCATCATATTTTGTGGTTACCATGGTAGAATTATTTCTGCCAAGCAACTTGTTATGCACATCTTCTAAATGTTGAGCAGCAATACCTACACCCTCATGACCGCCATGAATAACCATGTCTTCAAGGTGAGTAAGATGCTTTAGTTTTTTCCCTTGTTCTTCTATATCTTCTAGGAGAAAATTTGAAAAGTTAATCATTACGCATGTCCTTGATAAATTTCGTGGTCGGCATGAACCTGTCTACCAAACATCTCATTGCTTATTTTTTTAGGTTCTGCTTGTGGTTTGTTTTCTACTTTTGGATTAGACTTAATTACGGGGTTAACTGGTGGCCTAGAGGTAGATTTGTCCCACATATGAACGCCTCTACGATTAACTGCAGTGTTTCCACCAGCTGGTGAAGAATCAACAACATAACTTACTCCATGCCCTGAAGGACCACTTAATGAAGTTGATATAGAACCAGGATTAGAAGTAATTTTGTATTGACCGTAAGATGATTCAAAATGTGAATCAAAATCGTTTTCTGCATCTGATATTTCAGAAACTCTTTCTGGCGCGCCTTTTTTAATTTCACCAGAAGTACTTTTCCAAGTATTTAACCTTACAACTGGCATTTTACTTTGATCTCTTCCTATATTTAATGTTTTCTTTAGAAAAGATCTTATTTTTTCTTTATTTTCCGGAGTTTGGACGTTCATGATGTTAGCCATGTGACGACCTAAAGAAACATTTGTAGCTCTTTTAGCTATTTCAGTTCTGCTGTCTCTTAATTCTTTGTATATGTTCGCAAAAGTTTCTCTGTCTTTATCATTAGCATACATTGATTTGTTTTTTTCTTCTGAAGCTTTTTCAAGATATCTAAAAGCATCTTTTGTTTTATCTGAGTCTTTAAGTAGACTTATATTACCATTTTTATCGTAAGAAAGTTTGTTTGGAGAAGAGATACCATTTTCGCCAAAATGCCTTTTTAAAAACGGTTCATATTTTTTTAATATTTTACCGTGTGCTAATTTAGCAGCATTTTCTGCTTTTTCAGAATCTGCTTCAAACGAACCAGATTTACCTGTTATATTTTTATATTCATCATCAATTTGTTTTGAAAATTTACCAAGACCAGAATTAAATAGTTTAGATTCTGATCCAGATTTTAAGCTTACTCCAAAATATCCATTTCCGAGATTTTTGTGACCATGCTCAACTACAATATCTGAATTATTCGTTTCGTCTTCTACGCCAGTTAAATTTTTGATATCATTTTTATTTGCTGTAAAATGTACGCCTTTTATGTCTTTAATGCCATTTTTGTGCAAATGGTCTATTAAATGAGAAGCTCCATGTAAAGCATGCTGAAAAATATCTTCATAATTATCTTTATCAGCAGCGTTTCCTAGTTCATTGTGAAGATCTTCAGCAGTTTTATTATCACTGTCTTTAAATTGAGGCATATGCGTTAGTGAATACATATGACTGTTTTTCATTTTTTGCGGTTTGTTTATAGCTTGCATAGCCATATTATGCGCAGTATCATGACCCTTACTAATATTTTTTTGGTAAACTTTAGCATAATGATTAACTAATCCACCAACTAGAACTTCATGAAGTTTTCCATATTGATTCTTATTTAATTTTTCTTCAAGCAAAAAATTAGAAAAATTTAACATCATTTAGAACCTTTCTCTTTAGGAGTAGCTGAATATCTAGTTACTTTGACATTACCAGTTTCAGGATCATGTTGAACATGGTGACCGTGAAATGCAACATCTGGAAATTTCTTTTGTAACTTCAGCATACCATTAATATTGTCTATAGAGTCATCGTACAAGTGAACTTCTTTTAGCCCTTCTTTTTCGATGGCTCCAGCTATATGAGCAGCCTTTGTATCAGCTGGCTTTCCTTGTGTATTCCCAGCTCTGCGTACGTGAACACCAGAACCTGGAGTGATGTCGATACCATATTTACCCATTATCTGAGCAAACTTTTCTTTATCATCTAAGTCGCCGCGAGCAGTTAACATCTCGACGTTGGCGCCATTCTTTTTCATTGCTTTTAGTTTAGCAACCATACCACGGATAGGAGTAGCCGACTGATCGAATAGATCAGAGCTTCTAAACTCGCTAAAATCGTAGCTGTGATCAGGGGAGAGTTGATGTGAGTTAAATTCTTGGTTTGTTAAAGTTCGAACTCTACGACCAGAAGAGTCTTTAACGTGGACTCTTAACTTATTGTGATCGTGCGCGAAAAGGGTTTCGTCTATGTCGAAATAGTGTTTAGCTTTTCTGTTTTTAACTGAAGGTTTAGAAACAGCTTCATTTATCGATAAAAAATGCTGAAATTTTAACATCATCTGACCCTAAATATGCTTTTAGATATTTATTAAAATAAAAAAGGCGAGCCTTTACAGACTCGCCGTTAAATAGATAAAACATGTGTCGAGCGGAACCCCACCGATACTCTCAACTATTCCATGTGACCCTCATATAAGCCTCTTGCCTCTTGTACGCTCTTTCGTCGTACTACATGTTTTAATCATGAGTATATTTAGTCAAATGACAACTTGAACACGGAAAAAATCCGGCGTCCAACCATCAAAACCACCACCTAAATTAAGGTGGCGAGAAAAAGACTTAGCCTCAGTCTTATTCATAAAACGCTTAATCCAGATCTTTTCCTTAGTTTCCGTACGATGCTCATACACATCGTATACAGGACAATTCGCTGACGAATTCGGATGCAGCAGAAGATCTTCTTGAACTCGATAACCCATAATTTACTCCTTCACCTCAAATGCCCAATGAGTAGTTAACCAATCGTAAATGCAGTTTTCTTCAGTTATAAATTCATGATCCGGACCAAATTTTTCAGTCATTTTTCGACTCCAAAACTCCCAGTATTCTTTGATGATGTCATCTTCCGTTAGGATAACTTCTTTAACTTGATCGTCTTCGTCAGTAAGTTCGGTGTACTTAAATTTTCTCAATAGGATCCTCCACTACAGAAACATTATATCCACCAATCGATTCAGCCCAAAAAATTGCTGCTTGAGAACTAGAAGTTCTAACAGTTGACTCATAGATATATGAGCCGATATTATATCTTACCGTATATTCTTTCATCTATTCAACATCCTAAAACAATACCAAAAGCTGTTCGTTTGTCTACACTCAGTCCAAAAATTGTATTCCATCCAAAATGCGAAACCAATAATACAAATAAAAGCTGTTATTGCAAGATAATATTTCACTTGAACCCCTCAAACTTCGCTTTGTCAAACTTAGGTTTTTTTCGATTACGCTCATAATCCTGCTGACCAAATTCAGTATTGTCCATCACAGGTCCGTCCATAATATCCTCCTGCGCCGACTGCTCTACATCATAGAGACGCATTTTGCTACGATCAACCCCAAGAACAAACCGACGATTAGTGCTGGGATCATTGTATCGATTCTTAAGCTGCTTAACCATAATTTGGCCGAGCTCTTCCAATTCCTCGGATGTGGTGAGCGCAAACATAAAATCAGCTGTGGCTGGGAGTCCAAAGGATTCCGATGTATCTTCCAATCCCACGTCGCTGTTCGAATATCCGCTTCGAGTTGTTTGAGTCGCAGAGATGACAGGAACATTGTGTTCCACTGCCAACCCTCGTAACTCTTCTGCGATTGCTTTGACAAGGGTATAAGAATTGACGTTGGCTCCATTGCGAATCCTCGATGACATACAGATGTTAAGATAGTCGATGTAGATTACATCAGGTATAAAATTTTTCTTGATCTTCAATTCGTTGATGAGATGGCGGAAGTTAGCAGAACCAGCACAAGCAGTGGGATATTCCTTGATAACCAACTTACCCTTGACCTTCTGCTTCAACCTTTCCATTTTCTTATCATAAGCATCTTTCGGCAATACCTTCAGGTCGTCAAGTGTAACGTCTAGAAGGTTTGCGTCGATACGCTCGGCAATACGCTCTTCAGCCATTTCCATCGTGATATAAAGAACGTTCAAACCAGCAACCATATTGGCAGCTGCGAAGTGACACATGGCCAACGACTTACCAACACCAGTACCTGCAAGGATGATATTCAAAGTTTTTCTTGGCAACCCACCTTGCGTGATCTTGTTGAAGTATTCAAGATCGAATGGAGTGCGCGATTCTTTTGTATGATAAAACTCGAAACGAGCATCGGCATCAAGGATGAAGTCATGACCAATATGCGCATCGAACGACACACCCAAAGCATCAGACAAAATTTGAGGTATAGAACCTTTCGAGAGCTTTCCTGTTTTGTCGTCAATGATTTGAATTGAATGCATCAAAGCATTATAGATTGCTTTTTCTTGACAAAACTTTTCAGTTTGATCAACCAACCAATCCAGCTTGGTCTCATCAGGTTGGATATCCTGAATGATACTCTTACACTTTTTGAAAGTTTCTTCACTGACACCACTTTTGTCAGTGAGATCGATCGCAAGTGCTTCTTTAGAAGGAAACGAATTGTACTTCTTTACATACTCTTCAATTAGGTTAAAGATAACTTTGTTTTCATATTCAGGGAAATATTCTTCCTTGAGGAATGGGATTACCTTTCTGCCATATTCCTCGTTTGTAACGAGATTGCTGAAGATAACCTGTTCAATCGCCATTTAAACCTCTTTGAATATTCTATAATTTTTATTAATTCCAAGAACAAAGTTTTCAGCAGCATCTTCTACGTATTGAAGAGATTTGCTAGTAAATAAACAGCTGTGATCATACTCTTCATTTACAAAAAAGTCAACACCATAACCTCTATCCTGCATAAAAACAGTTGCCTTCTTGGCACCATCATCACTATAGTAGTTAGAAATTTCAATCTTCTGTTTCATCTTCATCCCCCATGATAGAGCCAATAGCAATCTTATAACGATTTTCAATATACTTGGCAAAGTCTGTTGTGTTAAACATGTTAATCCAAAACTCTTTACTATCAACAATTTCTGAAGCACGCATGTTCGGTGCCTTAATCTCACCAGTTTCTCTGTCGACTAAAGCATACCAACCATTTTTAGGCTTAACAATATATCCACCATCCAGAGCAACATCCAACAAACCAGACCAGCGATTAATGCCACCTTCAAATGAAACGGTAATTGGAATCTTAGA